TTGCAGGTGGTGTCGAACGTCTCGGTCGTCACGGTCAGCGTAAGGTCGTTTTGACAGGTGATGGCTACCGGGGTGCCACTCCCGGTATAGATTTTCATGAACTTGGAAAGTACTGTGCCTGTGGTAGCCATAGGTAGTGTTTGTTTATTTGTTTGCGAATCTGTGTTTTATTCTCCTTCGGCTTGCTTGGGCTTTTTGCCCCACTTCCATGCAGAGGTAGTCGTTTCTGCCAATTCAGGCTCTGGCAATGGCGGGGGGTCTACAGCCTCCTGACGTTCCACCGTCGTACTTTTTTCGGCGATGCGCTCGGGCACTACGCACTCCGTAGCCGGCTTTGCCTCCGGCGCGTACTTGCGGCTGCGGATGGACTTGTCCACCTCCTTTGCAAAGCCCTGCGACACCAGGCGCTCGCCGTCCGGGTCGCTTACCTCTCCCACCCATCCGGGCTGATAGGTGCGCTTGCCGTCTTGGTATGTTTTAATGAATTGAATTTTCATTTTAACCCTGCTTTTGTGATGTGATTGTCTATTTCCCGGCGCAATAGTTCGCTTGCGGCTCGGAGCGTTTGTTGCCCGGCTGCCGCTTCGGCTTGCGCCACGAAGTAGCGGCCGCTCATGCGCCGTGTGCCAGCCTCCACCATGCCGGCGTAGTAAGCGTCGGTGCGCGCGCCTACGAATCGGCCCACCGCGTTTCCCTTGGCCAATTTTGGACCTACGAACACCGCATCGGAGCGCCGGAACGTAAGGATTTTGAACGAGCGCTTCAGATTGCCCGGCGCATAAGTGGCCAGGCGCTTGCCGCTGCCTTTTTTGGCACGGCGCGTACTGCCTTGCGCGTACCGGTAGTGCGGGCGATCAGACACCGGTGCACGGCCCTGAATAGCCGAAATGAGCAGCCCGCCGGCTTGCCGGAATGCGTCCCGGCTTGCCTTGCGGCCATGCTCGCCGACGGATTCCAGTTTTTTTACCAGAGCCGTCACTTCTGCCTGCATCAGTTGTATCTCGCTCATCGGTGTATGATTTCGTAGGTGGCTTCCCGGAGGTAGGTCAACATAGCCTCGTCGCGCCCGTCGCGGCTGCCGAGGTACTGAATCACTTCTGCTGTCACGCCTCCGGCGGTGCCGCTGGCGGCATCGAGCGCGGCACGCACGGCGGCGTCTATGCTGTCGAGCACATCGTAGGCGTCCTGACCTTCTCGGGCTTCCTGCCAGATGTACAGCGTCACTACGGCTGTATCGTGGTTACCTGCGCTGGTTTTGCTTGGATCCAGCGGCTTGTTGTCTACCATGTACACGATGCAGGGGTATGCCGCATTCTGGGGCATGAAAACCGGGTAGATGCGCGTACCCACCAGCGCGGTAACGGCGCTGGTGCTCGTGAGTTTGTTGTACAGGTAGCGGCCTACTTTCATGTTCTACTCCTGAATTTGGCAGGTGAGGTGCATGTATGCGTCTCGCCCGTCGTCGTGGATGGTAAGTATGTTGTACAGGTTGTCGCGGTACTTCACGCGCATCTTTTTGTCCAGCCCGGCCCGGTATCGGATCGTGAACACCAGGCGGGATGTAGCCACCAATTGGTCGCCTTCCACCTGCTCGGCATTGCCGGTATTTCCGGCGTTCACGGCAGCCCACACGGTAGCCAGGCACGACCAGGTAAGTAATTCCTGACCGGCTTGACCGCGCGTAGCCGTTGATTGCTCGATATCAATGCGGCGGTTCAGATGCCCGATGCGCGTGCGCTTGCTCATTTTTTCACGCTTTGCGGAATCAGCGAATCCGTGAACCACACCCGGGCAATGAAAATAACAGCACCGAAAATAGCCCCGATGTAGTTCTGGATGCTTTCGCCGTTGCGCAGCCCTTCGATCACGTCAATCGCCGTCGGGTAGGCCGCTTGGATGGACGCAATCTGCTCGTCGGACACATCAGCGCCCAACCAGCCGAAAAGCAAGTTGCCGCCAAATACAGCAAACACGGTGAGCGCAAACAGCGCGACTTTGGATTTGTACCAGGGTTTCACAGGGACGGGTTCGGGTGTTTTTGCTACGTTAGACATACACTTTTTTGTTTTGTGTGAAATATAGGTTGTTTCAAAATAATCATGCCGAAAAACGGTACCAGGGATGCAAAAGCGCCTCGCTGGCCCGTGGGAGCGTGTTGGGCGGGTCTTCGCGGTTTTCGTACAGGTGCCCTACCATGAGCAGCAATGCGCTGCGGATGTCATTCGGCACGCTGTCGGCGCCGAGGCCGAACCCGGCTTTGTAGGTGATCGTGACGGCGTTTGGGCGGGTGGTAAGGCCGGAAGGGTAGGTGTACCCAATTTTGGGCACGATGACCTGCTGGCCGTTGATCCGGCCCGTGGTGTATTCGTCGGCGTCCCACGTCTGCGTGTCGCCCGCGCTGTCAACATACGTCACCGACGTGATGCTGATCAGCGGGGCTACACGCAGCAGCACGGGCTGGTCGGAATTGGCTGGAAAAGCGGAATGGTACTGATCAATGGTCTGTTCGATCAAGGCAAGGCCGTATGTGCGCTCCACCGTGGCAGCAGCGGTGCGAATGTAGGCCCGCACCAGATCGTCGTCGGCGCGCAAGTCTTCGTTGCGCAGGTGCATGCGCACCAGTTCCAGCGTAACCGGCAACTCGATCCCGGGCGTGACGACCTTGTAGGCCTCGTATGTCTTGTCGTGTGTCATGTTCTTATGTGACGGTCATGTGATCGTGATCGGGTTACATCTCTTTCAGGCCGCACCAGCGGCTTTCGTACCAGCCCTTGAGCGCAATGAGTTGCGCCGATATGACCGGGATGCCGTTGGGCCACACATACTCCTGCACGCGGGCTTTCTGAAACCGGCCGGAATACTGCGGCTGAATGAACCGGGCATATTGCTGGTTGGTGAAGTACTCGAATGTCAGCGTATTGAAAAATCGCTTGTGCGTCGGGTCGCCGAATGCGCCGGGGCCGTTCACGCTCGGTACCTCGATGAGCAGAAAGCCGCCCGGGGCGAGTATGCGGTAGCACTCGTTGAAAAAATTGATCGGGTCGTCGAGGTGCTCCAACACGTGGTAAGCGCGGATGACACCTATGCTGTCGTCCTCGATGTCCCAACGGTGGGCATTCAGGTCTTGAATGATGTCGGCGTCCAAAAGGTCAACGGACAAATACCCCTCCGGCTTGCCGATGCGGCCGCCCAGGTCGAGACAGTCGAGCCGCCGGTCGGCAGCCCAACGCATGTACATTTCTTCGGCATGACGGCAGTAGTTGATGTCTACCTGCGCCTGTATTTCGGCGTTGCGGTTGCGCCCGTTGCTGGTATTGCCCGGGTGAATGTGGTAGATGTACAAGCACTCGTCAATATGGTAGAAACCGCGCTCCCCGAAGGCCCGGTAAAACCGGCACACCAGGTCATGGTCGTCGCCCACGGCGAGCGATACGTCGTAGCCGCCTATTTCGCGGTAGGCATCTTCCCGGAATGCACGCACGTGGTTGGGCGCCCACTCGATGCGGCGCATGTAGTGCGCCTGCTCTGGGAATGCCACGTTGCACTTGCCGAATATATTTTCATCCCACTCCACCTCGCGGTGCCGCCATCCGTATTTTGGGCCGTACAGGTTGTTTGTCCCGTCTGGCAGTATTTCGATACTGTTCGAGTAGACAAATTTTACCTGCGGCTGGTGCATGAACACGCTGGCGATGTCTTCGATGGCTGTAGGCGTCAATTCGTCGTCGTAGTCCAGTTCCACCAGGATATCGCCGGAACAATTTGCGCAGGCCACGGCCTTGAGCGTCCCAATGCTACCGCTTTCACCGTAGGAAAAGATTTTCACAAGGAACGGCGCATCGTCCAGCCCGGCAGGGCGCCAGAACTCGGCTTTGCCGTTCATCAGGAGCACCCACTCGGTGGGCTTCACCGTCTGAGCGCACAGGCTGCGGTAAGCGCGCATAACGGTATCGTTGTCCTGCTGGTGGATAGGTGTGAAGACGGATATGGTCATACGGTTATTTTATTTTTCCGGCAATCTTTCCGATTCCGGCTATTGCGATCCCCGATATTTTGCCAACATTGGCAAGCAGCACGCCGGCAACCTTGGCGATTTCGCCGGACGGCGGCGGGCCGGAGTCAATAACGCCGTGCCACGGCGAACCATCGGCAGACAGTTCGAGCGTGTCCGGGTCAATCCCCGAACCAACAACAACACTGGCCCACGGTGAACCGTCGGCTGAATGTTGCAACTCTAATATGTCTGCCTTTGTAATCATTCGATACCAAGTTGAGCACGCAGCGCGGCGGCTGCTGCCTCAAGTTCTTCCAGTTCGATTTCTTTGGCTTGTATTTCTTTGAGGTCGGCAAGCCGTTTTTCGGCGGCGGCACCTATGTCCGCTTTTTTGGCATTGCCGTCCAGTTTAATCATTTCAGCGCGGGTTTCCGTCACCAGAACCCAAACCCGCTTTTTCCCTGAAACATCATTTTCCTCCCGAACAACTACGGGGACGTCGAGGTACTTTTCTCTTTTCATTGTGTGCAAGATATTGAACCTACATAAGTATTTGAGTTGCCTGCTATGTACCAAGACTTAAAGTAAATTGGCACAATGCCGTCCACGTCAGGCGTAAACGTTATTGTAAGTTGCTGCCAGGACGTGTTGTTTGCTGCGGTCTCTTCATCAGCCACGACTCCGGCAATGTTGTAAACCTCGTCTGCAACAAAGATTGAGCACCCTACATTGGTGGCATGGTCTTTTTTTACCCAAGCAGAGAAGGTTACGAGAGAAGCCGCAGAAACAGCGAACTCCCCTAACTTAAACATGACAGGGTTCGAGGCGTTTGCGTCGGCGCTCGAATGCACTACCCGCCATGCTACTGGCTCTGTATCGTGCACTACTGACGACTGTATATTTACCGTGGCACCATTGGCAAACCCCCAATGATTTCCTGGCGTTTGGTCGTGGTCATAAGACCAGATGATGCCTGTTGTGTTTGTAGTGAACGTAAACTCGGTTGAATCTGCAATAAGGCAGTTTTTAAGCAGAGCGCCAGGCTGATACATATACCTATACAGCGCGTTGCCGGATGCTGATATGGACGAGGGGGAGCAATTGGCAAAACGGCAGTTGATAAACTTTGACTGCTTGATGGTCGCGCCAGCGCTATTGCAGGAAAAAAAGTCACAATTAACAGCAATGTTCGAGCCGCCGAATATAATTGCGCTGGAGCAGGCCAAAAACCTTGAATCCAGGAATAAGTTATTTAGCCCGTCAGGCATGGAGGCCCCAGTGCTACACCCTGACGAGACGCAGTTTTTTATCGTGGTTGCGGTACAGGTATTGCCAAGGGCAAAGCCGCCAGAGTAGCACCCGCAAACAAAGTTTTCTATGACATGGCCTGCGCTTATTGAAAAAAATGTTCCCTGCCCGTTAACTTGAGAGTGAAAGTATGTATACCCATCCTGAAGCCCGCTGGATGTGTCCCATCCGCCGCTGTATGTAGACTTTGCCGGAGGACTTCCCTGCTCGTTGATGGCCATAAAGTGCCACGTCATGGCTGACACATACGGGTTAACGATGTGCATTGTGTTTGTTCCTGTTGTGCCGTACCAACCGCGCCCGCCAAGCGCAGTATTGACTGAGTCAATTATTACCGTCGTCTCGTTTATTGATTGAGGAACATAGAAGCAATCCCCTTGCCAGCCAAAAAAAGAGCGGTGCGTAAAGTCGTTCGCGGCAACTATATTTTCAACAGAAAACGCTGTTGTTCCAGGATCGCTATTTGCGTAGATTGCCACGGACTGGATACTGGAGCCAAGGGCGGCCCCGTAATCGCAGACCATTGTGTGGTGTGACGAGTTGGCAATTGTGGCCGGGATGTTCATTTCGTTCACAATCACATCACCTGTGGTGTCACTGCACAAACATATTTTGTAAGTGCCGCTCGATATGATTTTGTAGGTGGTTGGCCTGAACCAAAACGAAAGTTTTTCATAAGCGGAAAAATCCTGCGTACCGCCAAGGCCGATATAACATACTTTCCCGGTAGTAAAAGCGGCCCCCGGAGTCACTACCAACGCGCTTGCTCCGATCTTTCTGGTTGCGGTAGTGCTAAGGGTGATGTTTGCGGAGGCCGTCCAGCCTGTTGATGCGTTCGTGACAGTCTTTGTCAGCGCGCTTGCAAGGGTGACAGTTTTCGAGTTTGCTGTGAATGTGGCATTAACGCCGGTTGATGTGGCCGGGGTTTTTGGGAACTTGAAAAAATCACCTGGCTGAATACGTGCTGCGGTTGCCCCGCTATTCACCGTTTGCCATGCATCAGCCCAGGAAGAGCCGCCGCGCGGCGTGACTGTGCCGGACGGATCCCCCGTCGCCTGCCAAGTAGCGTCGTCAAGATCGAAGTTATCCGCATCCACGACCGTTATTTTCCAGGCACCATTAAGCCATGCAGTGAACAAGGTAAGATCAACCACGGCCCCCGTAACGAGGCCGTGGCCGGTCTTGTTGATGCGCGTAATTGACCCGGAAGGGTTGGACGCCGTGCAGGACGTGAGCGCCGTGCGGGCGGTGTCGGAGCCGGAAACCGGGTCAATATAGAATATTCCTGCGGTGTATGCCATTACGCTAACTCGACTTGAACAAGTTCAGGTTTGAAATATATCCGGTCTGCGTGCGTTGCCACGCCCAGTATCTGCACAATGTCGCCAGACCCGGATGGAGCGGTTTGGGTCAAAGTATTGCCCGTGGTACCGGAAGTGGAAAGAAAAACAAGCCCGCCTACAGTCCAGGCCCATGAATCGTTTCGGGCGATGCCGAGCGCAAGGTATAGGGCTTGGCTTCCGACAGAGACGGTCTCAAGGCACATGAATAGCGCAGATGAACCTGAGTAAGAGTCTGCATCCGCTATTGTCGCATCACCATCAGAACCGATGAAACACACATCGCCAAAGCCCTGATTCTCGTTCGCCGTAAGCGTAATTATGATTCCGGTTGCCGTAGTGTTAGATGCAGGGGCTGCTGTAAGCGTTAGCCCGTCGCCTTGCGTGCCCTGGAACCCTTGGTTACCTTGCGTACCCTGGAACCCTTGATTGCCTTGCGTACCTTGAAAACCTTGGTTGCCCTGCGCACCCTGGAATCCTTGGTTGCCTTGAAATCCTTGGTTGCCCTGTGGGCCGGCAGCACCGTCGTCGCCCTGTGGGCCTGCGGCGCCGGCGTCG